GAAAGTTTATATAAAAATGAACTTTCCTGGCCTTTTAATCGTGGGATCACAAACCATGTGTCAAAAGTTGTGAATCCTGGCTTTATGCTGGAGTGCGGATCCCTACCGCTATACTAAATTGGAGTGCCGGATCTCAACGGCTATAACAAGTGAGACATCCTAGTAGGGCTTGCATGGGACTCGTAGTGTCTGTCCTGCCTAGTGAGAAGATACGTCGAAAGTTAAGACTCCGTATTTCCTGATAGTGAAAACTATTGGAGTGCTGAATAACAACAGCTATAACAAATAGTTAATTAAATTTCTTTTCTTTTCTTCCTAATCATCTGTCCCTTCCTTTGACTTCCCTTGGATTGGAACCAGTTGATTCTTATAATTATGATTAAGTTTAGGGTATTTGTTGGAAGAGGGTACCTTCTACTGTGAGAAATCGCAGCGCGAGTTGTTAACCCTTCTCGCGAGATTCGGTAGCTTACTATTCCCGATACGCTGTGGTATGTATAACATCCGCTACAGACCTTCGGCTGTTTAGAGTAACGAATCTGCTCAATACCATTTTCACCTAAGTTTTTCTGAGGTGGGAGTTGGAGGACCATGTAATAGTTCGATCCTTGTCAATTCCCCGGTCACCGACGATTAACAAAGATGATTTTGGAGTCTATTGAGAGTATGGGGTCTTTGCCATAGACTTGGTACTGGAATGAGGCCACAACCTTCAAATATTCTATTCGCAATCTTTTTGTAGGTTTAGACTGATGAACCGGACAAAGTACACGGATTCAGCTTTAGATGTTGGTACACCCGTTGAGTAGAACGTAACACACCGTCTATGTTATTTCGGACACTGTCTTACGCCACCTTCTATTCATCGTACTGTATTCTTTAGCTGTCTTATGTTATAAATCAACATTAATGGCATCCACAACTATTGAAGTTAATCAGGGTTTAAATGGCATTTCTTCACATACACAAAAATCATTCGAAGCGTGCTTCGGTATGGTTGCAAATCAAATGTATGTTATCATTGATGACTACATAAAATTCTCTCGAACTTTGAATCGATCAGCTTCGTATTTTTATGCGAAAGCACTTGATACAAAAGTTAAGGGTCGTTACCAAGCGACTTTTGAACAGAATTCAACAAAGGATTTTATTCGTTTACGCAATCTGTTGCGCGCGTATGTTCCAGGTATTCATTTGGGACGAGTAACAAAACAGATGCGAGATCGAAAGTTCGAGACTCAGATTTTAGATTCCCAATTAAAATCTTTGGGTTCTAATCTAACATCGTTATTTAATTTGCCATCTACGATATCTACAGCAGCTAAAGAAGCTGTAGATTTGTTTCGTCACGCCAATGACACATTGAATGGAATCGATAGTGTTATGGCTTCTGTTACAAATATTATTCAGAAACTAGCAACAGCTACAGAAACGATTGTCGCAAATGGTAGTAAAATTTTAACATGGGCACTGAAGGTCATTAGCTTCTTGCAATTGATTTCTCAGAAACATAATCAGACACCATTGAATATTGCAAGTATTGTTACTTTGATTTTGCCGTCAGAACACGGCGAGTATTTAATTAATATCCTGCCTCTAGCTATCAAGGGGATCATAGATAACATTCGCAATACTCGGTTTCAAGCGCAAGTGATGGAAACTGAAAATAATGTTACAGTTATCACTGCGTTTTTCAATATGATAAAAGATATGTTTGCCCTAACATTTACAGGTACGCAATCATTAACATTTAAGGAAATGCGCCTCAACCAAGATCGAGTTAAATATTTTATCTCTGGAATCTCGTCTATCAAAATTGTGTATAATTATTTTGTCGAGATACTCCGTTTTGTCCTTAATGAAATCAAATCTCTTTATATAGATTATATCGGTTGTACCGGTGTTTTGGATGAGACCTATGTCACATCAATTGTAGATAAATTCTATCAATATAAATCCACAAAGAAATTTGAATTAGCCCGCCGCGAAAGTGCTTGGGCTAAAAATGTTAAAGTTTTGCATGAGGAATTGTTGGAGATTCAACGAGCGATTACACAGCGTTTAGTTAAAGATGAAAAATTCGCTCTAAAAACACTTATGCCTCATTTGCGTACCATGATTAGTGAAATTGAGGACGCTATGTTGGTTATTCCGCCATACGTTCTTAGCGGAACAGAATCATCCCGTAATAAACCATATTGGTTATATATTTTTGGTGAACCACGTATTGGAAAATCCGCATTCTTTCAACCATTACTGGTTACCGAACTTGTTGCACGATTACGTTTGACACAAGAGTATCAACATATATCGAATTATACGTATTTTCGTCGCACAGGAAGTGAATTTTGGGATGGTTACACTGATCAACTTGTTACCTGGTATAATGATATCTTTCAGTTAAATTCGCGTCCTGAAGATGTAGTTACTACGATAGCTGAACTTACAGATATTGTCGATGACAACCCGTGCGTTTTGAACATGGCCGCTTGTGAGATGAAAGATAAAGTTTACTTCACGTCTAAGATCGTTGTAAGTAATGGTCAGAATGATTTACCAGGTCAACAATTTTTAACAAATAATTGTTGGAGTAACGGTCAACATATTTTAGCGCGTCGCAATTGCGTAGTTGAATTTATTTTAAATAAGAGTTACGCAGGTGCCCGTGGTATTGACCGAGAAAAACTTCGTGTGGCTATGAGCGATCCTTCTGTACCAAAGATTACATGTGGTACAGTTGAATTGATTCCAACTGATCTTTATACAATTAAATTTCGGCATGAGATTACTGGTTATGTACGAGCTCAAACAGATCTTGTTACAGCCGTGAACGTTATTGTCGATGATATGATCAAATATATGAACAGTCAAGACTCGTTTAAATCTAAACTATTTGACTTTTTTAAACAGCGTTTCGACGACGTTGATGAGAGTGGCAAAGTTAAACCTTTAGTGAGTCTGAATCCATTGTATCAACCAGGGCCAGGAATGGATCCTAATCATATGAGTATTGTTCGATTTGATCCCAAAGTTGATCCTGAATCAATTGCGAAACAAAAAGAGCGTCGTGAAGAAGCTCTTAATAACCGTGCCTTTCGTGGTGAGATGTTTGACTTCATTCGAGGGCGTCCTACCACAACAACTACTGTTGTAGAAAATTCACCAGTAACCTTATGTACGTGTTATGATCGTTTATGTGATTATTTTATGGTTCAAGGTAAGTCTCCTGAAGAGCGAGAAAAGTTGAGCCAGAGATTTTTATCTCCACATGTTTGTTTACCGCGAATGTCATTGTATGATGAAGAGATTAATATTTACGATCTCGTTGATCCACCAATATCTGAACCTGCGCCTGTTTCAACGTCGCGTAGGGTTTATGAAAGAGTTCGAAACGCTATTTCTAGCGCATACGAATATGTGAAATCAATTATTGCATCTGATCGCGGTATTTTAACTATAGCCATTACATCTTTCGTGCTCGTAGAATTCACTGCGGTAATGTACTCATTTATCAAAACAAAATTTCCGAGTGCTACTGATTTTGGTGAAGATTCTATCTTTGAGAGTGAGACCAGTGAAAATGCACCTACTTATAGTGCGCCACGACTGGTTCGACGACAGAATGTTGTTGCTGAAACAAGTGAGAATACTCCAACATATGCAAAACCTATCCTTAAGCGAGCAGCAGAAAAGGTAGCACAAACTAGTGAAAATACGCCAACGTATTCGAAACCAAAAATTACACGTGCACCACGAATTGTCGGAGCCCAAGCATATGATGACCAAAATATAATGATAGAAAATTCATTACGGTCACACTTTTGTCGGCTCAGCATGTTTTGCATAAGAAATGATCGTAAGCTCGTTATGTCACAAGTGGCTACTATAGTTGCTGTCGGGGGAAACGTATTTATGACCCAAAAACATAGTTATTTGCGTTATCAACAATTATTGGCAGCAGCTCAGGAGCACAATTGTGAGATGAACTACGAGCTCCATACATGTACTCGAACTACCATGTCGTTTACACCAAAACATATTTCATGGTATCTTCCTGAAGGAGACCTTGATGTCGCGTTCTTACAAATTAAACGTGGTACAGCCTATAAACAAGTCTCCCACTTCTTTTTACGAGAGGGAGATAGTGTAAATCTTACAGGTGCTTACCTTTATGGAATACGAACACCTCTGATTAATGGAATGATGGTTACAGACACGACTATTTTACCTGTTTCACAAACAACAATTGAAGATGTCGAATATGATACAGGTGAGTCGATTTGTATTTTGGACAACACCGTTTTGAAAAATATTACATTTACGGGTGTCCAGAACTATGTCTACCAAAATAATCACACATTGAAAGGAGATTGCGGTATGTTACTAATGGCTAGTGATTCTAAATTAAATACACGTCGTATTTTGGGCATGCATATCGCAGGTTCACCATCGACAAATGAAGGAGTTGCTGTCCCAGTTTTTGCCGAAGATATCGATGATGCGATTGCGTATTTTAATCGTAATGACCGCGTTATAGTTAGTCAGCAATGCGAGATGACAGAGTTATGTCAACCCGAAGGAAAAGTTGCTGATCTTATTCGTGACGCTGGCCAAATACCAATTGGCAAATTAAAATCGATAAGTGTCGATGGTGTAGCGATACAACCACGTATAATGTTACCAAGACAGACAAATATTCAGCCAAGTGTGGCGAGTGGTCTTATGACTGAAAAATATGGTCCAACGACATTGAAACCAGCCCATTTGAAACCTTTTACCGACTCTAATGGTATTAAAGTGCAACCATTATCTGTAGCACTTAGTAAATATGAGACTCATCCAAAATTTATTCCGGAGGATAGTTTCAAGAAGATTAAATACCATATCGTTGATAGTTATAATAGTGCTCGCACTTATCCTATAAAAAATCGACGAGTCTTAACAGATATGGAAGCGGTTAATGGATTTG